CAAGCTCACCTCCCTTTTGTGTACTGTGTGTTCATTATACAATAAAAATATAAAAAAAGCTATTGACATTCCACATATTGTACAGTACAATATGTACACAGAGAAAGGAGGGGTACAATGAACAAATTAAAAGAAATTAGAATGAAGAATAATATTAGCCAGGAATTACTCGCTTGTAAAGTGGGCGTTACCGTTAGGTATATTGCATTTCTTGAAAGTGGGGCTCGAAAACCCTCAATAGATGTCGCTTTTAAAATAGCAAAAGTTTTAAAAAGCACAGTTGATGATATTTTTTTGCCACGCAAATGTACAAAATGTTCATAAACCTAAACAAACAGCGGTGAAAAAGGAGCTTAACAAGGAGGTATAAGTAATGGAAAAAGAAAATGCCACACAATCAGTATGTGTGGCGAATTGTGAAATTTGTAGAATTGATGGTGCTGAATTAGCAACAGTCATAAGAGTTGAGTGTTTGACAGGTAAGGGTACGCAAGAAGATCCGTATACAGCAATATATAAATTCTATACTACGGACAATAAATACATAGGTAGTATTTAAGTTATTGGGGCTTAATGAAATTGAAAGGATATGAAAGGAGCGTAAAAATGAAATGAGCAAAAACAAAAAAGGCGAACCAGCAACAAAGAAGTTTGTTATAGAAGCAATTAGGAAATATCATGCAACTGAAATACGCAGGCAGTTGGAAGAAGATAATCAAGAAAGAATTTATACATCGGCCAGAATGATTATTGCACTGGAAAACCTTTCAGAAAAGTTTGCTGTATTGGGTACGCCTTCACTTCGTGGATTATTCCTTATGCTTAGTTTGAATTTTGTTCTTTGGATTCTTTTTCTATGGTGGATTGAACAAATTCTTTCACAGCATGGTCTTTCATAAGAACTGTTAAGACATGGTCAGCATCTTTTACGAAAAGATTGAGGCGGGATTTTGAATATAAATAATTTGGATCTTCAGCTAAAATCTTTTTTAATCCTTCAATATGTCTGTAATGATGGACGATGGCTTTTAGATCTTCGGAGTTAAGCGTTTCTGCTAAAAAATATTTTACGTTATTCCATTCATTTATTGGAGCGTCTCTTAAAAGCTTTGAACATGAAATGAATGCTTCATTACTAGAATAGCGTTTTTTAAGCCAAAAAGAATGGTTGCTAATCTCTGTATATAGCAATATTAAGCAGTTTGAAAGTTTCTGTTTTTGAGATTTTTTTCGACTGATTTCTAAATAAAATGTTCCTGCAAGACCCGATACAAGAGAAACTATTATAGTTATAACAAGCGTTGAGATAGTCACAAAATCACCTCCTTCCTACAATCATTATAAGAAGGAGCAGGTTCTTTTACAACACAAAAAGAAACACCCGCCTGCTCGTGGAAAAGTTAGCGAGTGTTTCTTGCACCAGCCGAAGCTGACGAGAACATTATAACACGCTTCGACTGGTATATCAACTTTGAAAGAGGGATATACCATGAACAAGAAAGATGAAGCTTTGGCAAAGTTTGTCGAAGTGGTAAAGAATTTAAGTTCTAAAGAGTTTGAAGAAAAGTATGTTAAGGATAGTAAAGGGCTTGATGAAATTGAAAGAAAGGAGGATCAGAAAGATGGAGCTTGTGACGTGTGACGAATATGCGAAAAGCAGAGGATTAGCGCTGGATACCATTAGAAGGTATTGTCGTGAAGGGATTATCCCATACCTTCGGATTGGTAAGGTATATAGGTTAGATCCTCCGTTAGTTGACGAAGCTTTGACACAAGTTATGCGTGAGAATATGGAATATCGCTCTAATGGGATAAAGCGAAGTCGTAAGCGAAGGAAAAAATTTGATTTTGAAGCAGCTCTAAAGGCTTTATAGGAGATGAGAAAATGAAGAACATTTATGAAGATATTTATTTAGCATACTTAGCAGCGGTTAATTTAACAGCAGACTTACTTGATAGTATTGCAAGGTATCCGGCTATGTGGTTGCTGACTGTAGTAGCAACTCTGGTAGCAGCACGAATGATCTACAATATTGGTTACGCTATGGGGCAGGTGGCAGGCTTATGATTAGAGATTTTACCGTAGCAACTACTGCAATATTTGTCGGAACATACATTGCTATTATGGCTGCTGTAGTGACAGTAGGGGTGTTGAGATGAACGAAGGAGGAATAGTTTATGTTTAATAACAAAGTAGCACCGGATGATTATCAAAGCTTGAGAGAATGTTTTTTTAACTTTGCTTCTGCGAATGAATTAACGATAAATGAAGCTGGTGATGTTTTAGAAAGACTGGCAGAGGATTTACAAAATCAGGTTTGTAGCGGGAAATATGGTTTGTCAGAAGGGTGCTGCGGAGAGACTGACAATAAAAACTGGCTTGCCGATTTAGCAAACCGGATGAGTAATGAGCCCAGTATTAATTGTCCGTAAAGGATGGCAGAAAATGAACTGTGAAGTATCTGATTTAGTTTAGGAGGAGTGATTATGACAAAGCAAAAGAAAAAGAGCTACCGAAGTTACAGCTTCGATAGCTCAGGTGGACTGTAAATTTTACGAAGTTTAGCGTCCACCTTCATTTTAGCATAGCGAAGGTGACTTGTAAATGGATAATTTATTGCAGGAAAAGATTGAACGCCTAAACAGGGCAGTAGCAATCGTTGACAAGATGAAATTAAAGGTGCCGGTGAGACTATCGCCAGTACCAGTCGTTGTATGTGTACATTGTGGATGTAGAGTGCCAATAGAGGATACACGCTGTAGATGCGGCGGTCAAACTTTTAGAGAGTTTTAGGAGGACGTAGAAATGAATGAGAAAGAAAAGTTAGCGGCCTTTCGTGCGCTTCAGCAAGCATACGGTGAGCCTAAAGTCCCCGCAAAGCAGGCTGTTAAACTTCTTAGACGTGCAGAACGGTGTAAAGGCATAGTGAGGTGTAAATAATGAAAAAATCAGAAAGTACTATTGAATTAGCGAAGGCTTTAGCTAAATTTCAAAGCGAAATAAAAGACCCGTCAAAAAGCGGGAAGGCTAATTATGGGAAGTATGTTACATTAGATGAATTGCTCGAAAGTATTCGACCAGTGTTATCCCAAAACGGGTTATCATTTTTACAATTTCCGGGCGGTGACGGTCAATTGATTACAATAACCACTGTGTTACTGCATTCTAGTGGCGAGTGGATTGAAAGCGAACCATTTACATTAAAGTCGCAAAAAGTTGATCCGCAGGGCGCAGGGTCTGCGGTGACATATGGTCGTAGATATAGCCTGTCTGCAATCCTTGGTGTCGCGTGGGATACGGATGACGATGGGCAAGCTGCTAGCCATGCTATTGTTTCGACAACAGAAAGAAAAGCAGAACCGCCTACACCTATAAATCAAACTAAGCCTGCGTTTCCTGATGAAAACACTGGGCCGCAGTTTTTGATGTGTCAAGAATGTACAGATGAAATCAGCCAAAGAGTTCACGATTACAGCGTGCAGAAATTTGGCAGGCCTCTTTGTATGAACTGTCAAAAGGCAGTAGCAAAATGAAGCTAACAGTTAAAGGGTTACAGACATTAAAAGGGATGGGGTACATAAATTTAGTAGTACCTGTCCCTTTATCAGAGGAAGAAGAAATCAATAAAATCGATCCTGAAAAGCAGTATGTTGTAGAGGTTAAGCAATGGCGCAAAGGGCGTTCTAACGACGCTAATAAATACGCTTGGGTATTATGTCAAAAGATAGCAGAAAAGCTGTCAGAAGAGAGCTTTCACAGCAAGGAAGATGTTTACAGGAAGGCAATCAGGGAATGTGGTTACGGCAGAATATGGCCAGTGCCAACTGACGCTGTAAACAGAACTATTGAAATTTGGCAAAGTAATGGTGTTGGCTGGATAGCTGAATTAGTTAGTGAATGTCAGAACATTAAAGGCTATAGCAATGTAAGGGTATATTACGGTAGCAGTGCTTATGACACGAAAGAGATGAGCCGTTTTATAGATTGTTTGGTATCGACGGCAAAAGAGATTGGTGTAGAAACAAGGCCGCAGGAAGAATTAGATGAGCTGATCAAGGAGTGGGGCGTTAAAGATGATTCCAAAAATAAAGAGGATAAGACTTAAGGGTAAAGCGCTTAAAAAACTCTGCGAGGAAGTATATCGGCGTGATGATTGTTTGTGTGTAAACTGCAATAGCTTTGTTGAGCCTGGAGTTAAGCCACACCATGAGCCGCTAAAGTCACAAGGCGGACAGGATAGATTGGAAGATATGGCAATGCTTTGTAATAAATGCCATTACCTGCGCCACAATGCCGCCGAGGGCGTTGTAATTGGGCAAAAGGTAAAAGCGTATTTATCTACAAAATATGACCATCAGGAGTAAAGTGCTATGAATACTGGGTTTATTGCTTTACATCGAAAATTGTTAGATAGTCCGATTTGGCAGGTTACGACAGTTGAGCAAAAGGTAATTTTAATCGCTCTGCTTTTAATGGCAAATCACAGTGAAAAAAAGTGGTATTGGCAGGGAGAAGAATTTATTTGCCAACCGGGACAATTTATAACCAGCTTGCCTAATATCGTAAAAGCTTGCGGAAATGGACTAACAGTCCAAAATGTAAGGACTGCGTTAAAAAAGTTTGAAAATATGAATTTTTTAACAGACCAATCAACAAAGACTGGAAGGCTGATAACTATAGTAAACTGGCAGGTTTATCAAGGAAAAAGGGAAGTCGATAACAGACGACCTAACAGTCAGCTAACAGACGGCCAACAGACACCTAACAGACAACCTAACAGACAGCTAACATCTAACAATAATGATAATAATATAACAATGATAAACAATGATAATAATAATAACGCGCGCGCACGCGAGCAAACCAAAAATAGATTAGAGGTTAACGAAAAAGAAAAAGGTTTTGAATTATTTTGGGAATTATATCCGTCGAAAAGGAAAAAGCCTGTTGCAAGAATAGCATGGATGAATATGCGTGTACACTCTGAAGAACAGTATGCATTGATTAATGCTGCTGTTGAGCGATACAAAAAAACTAATCAGTGGCAGGAGGAGAACGGAAGGTACATACCTGATCCTGATACTTTTTTGCAGGATGAACGCTGGACGGATGAAATCAAATTGTCTGAAGCAGTGCGAGCTGCTGACAGGGAAGCACAGGAGAAAGACGAATGGATTGCAAAAAATAAGGAGCGCTGGGCAGCGATACCTCCAGAGAAAAGAAAATACAGACTGGCTTGTTTTATGGGGCTGGACTGGGAAGAAGTGAGGGACATGCCATATGTTGGAACTTAGAGAGATAACGGCAGCTTATGAAGTGTGGCAGGCGGCGGGATTAAAGCCAAACTGGGGAAGCGAAGATGCAAAAAAAACTATCGAAAGGCAAACCCTGGAGCGTTATAAATACACAGACATTGAGATGTGGGGCGATACTGTTGATTATATCGCTGATAATAATAAATATTGGCCAACATGGGCAGATATTAATAATACTTTATCAATCCTACGACAAAATAAAATCGGTGCAGAGAAGAAGGCTATTGAGCGTAATTCTAAAGCGGCAAATGAGTTTGTTAAAAAGTTGTTTGCTGATCTTGCTGCCGGTAAAACATTTGGCGAACTACGGCAGCCAGTGAGTGAGAAAGTCAGAGCTGCAGCAAAGAGGATTTTTCCTGACGCCGATGATAGCTTTATAAAGCGTAATTACAACGATATCAGCTTTATCGCAGACGTTGAACGAAAATGCGCTGAATGTATTAACACTGTTGATTGTCCATACAGCGGACATCAACCGTTTTTGAGGGTAGATAAAGAAAGCGGATTTACTTATGTGGTAGCTGATCGTGAACGGTGTTATAAATATCATCCGTTAGTGCCTGATGTAGTACCAAAACGGTCAGCATGTCGTCAAGGTGATTTAGCTAAAGTTTAAAGGAGCGGTAACTATGAAAAAGTATGAGTTGACAGCAGAGTTTATAGAACAATGGGGCAAGAAATTATTTAGGATTAAGGCTTTAATTAGCTTTGGAAGTGTTGAAGCTGGTGAACTTGGTGGATATGTGGAAAAAGAAGATAACTTAGCGCAAGATGGCGACGCTTGGGTGTGCGACAACGCTTGGGTGTGCGACAACGCTAGGGTGTACGGCAACGCTTGGGTGTGCGACGACGCTAGGGTGTACGGCAACGCTAGGGTGTGCGACAACGCTTGGGTGTGCGACAACGCTAGGGTGTACGGCAACGCTTGGGTGTACGGCGACGCTAGGGTGTACGGCAACGCTAGGGTGTACGGCAACGCTAGGGTGTGCGACAACGTTATGGTGTGCGACAACGCTTGGGTGTGCGACAACGCTTGGGTGTGCGACGACGCTGACTATTTATTGATCGGTCGCATTGGTAGTAGATTTAGTTTTACGACATTTTTCAAAAATAAAGACAAAGGTATAACAGTGTCTTGTGGTTGTTTCTTAGGGACTATTGCCGAATTTAGAGCTAAGGTTACCGATACACATGGAAATAATAAGCACGCAAAAATGTATAACCTTGCTGCAGATATGGCAGAACTACAGATTTTAGGCGAAGAATATTTTGACAAGCTGAACACTAATAAGTCAGAACCGTTTTGAGGTGAGATTATGAATTGCGATATATGCCATAAGGATACAACGGCGGGTAGTCACGTAAACAGAGGTCGATATTTTGAGGTGCATATTTGCCCGAACTGCTTGATGTGGTCAGATGATCCGCGGGCTGTTACAGCACAGGAAATATTTAATAACTTCAAAAGATTGCAGGACAAGGAATGCGTTAGCATAAGTAGCGAGGATCAACATGAAACTAATGAGCTTATTTGATGGCAGTGGAGGATTTCCTTTAGCAGCAAGCTTGTGCGGAATAGAGCCTGTTTATGCATCGGAAGTTGAACCATATCCAATAGCTGTTACTAAAAGCCGTTTTCCAAATATGAAGCACTTGGGTGATGTAAGCAGAATCAAAGGTGCAGAGATAGAACCAGTGGACATTATAACTTTCGGAAGCCCATGTCAAGACATGTCAGTAGCTGGTAAACGTGCTGGTTTAAAACATACGGCTGTCGGCGACGAAGAAACAACACGAAGCGGGCTGTTTATGGAGGCAATCCGAATAATAAAAGAAATGAGGGAAGCAACAAATGGAGTTTATCCAAGATACGCTATTTGGGAAAACGTTCCCGGAGCCTTTAGCAGTAACCGAGGAGAAGATTTTAGAACCGTCCTTGAAGAATTTATTAGAGTCAAAGAAAAGGACGCCGTTATGCCTGCGGTTCCACAAGCTGGCTGGGCATATGCAGATTGTATCAGTGGAGACGGATGGAGCATTGCATACCGAGTTTTTGACGCGCAATATTGGGGAGTCCCCCAGCGCCGCCGTAGAATCTACCTTGTCGCAGATTTTAGAGGCGAATGTGCCCAAGAAATACTATTTAAGCGCGAAAGCCTGCGAGGGTATTTTGAGGCGGGCAGAATGCCGTGGCAAGGAATTGCCGCCGATGCTCAAAACTGCGTTGGAACAGCAATCGGCGGAGTAGATAGGTATAATCAATCGTTTTTGCCGGGACTTGCACAAACTTTGCGGGCTCCTGGCGGCGGAGATTGTACACCGACAGTGTTAGCACCAGTAGCCGTATATTGCCATCAAGGAAACGGCATCGATAGAGCGGGAAAATGTTTAACTGCATATAGTTTTGATAGCTTGTCCTCGAATAGTATGAAAAGCAAAAATCCGCATAGCGGTTGCCGTGCTGTTGAAATCGCTAAAACTTTAGATACAGGGTATCCTGACCCGTCGAAAAATCAAGGCGGTATTGCTATCGTAGAGAAAATTATTTTAGACGACCAAGGCGGTCAGCAAATCAGCGTCTGCACTGATGGTAAAAGCCCTACTTTAAGGGCCGAAGCGCACGGAAATGCGCCTTACGTTATTAATAAAAAAACTCTTGTTTACGATACAAGAGGCAACGGCGCCGGTGAAACTGTACCAACGATAACAGGTGACCACAATAACAGGGTTACCGATTACACTTGTTTGGCGATAACACGTTGCTACGATATAGGCGAAGCAAGATTGCGAACGCCAAGCGAATATATTGAAAAAAGCCCTACGATAACGGCTAGATGTGGTACGGGTGGTAATAATGTTCCGGGAGTTGTCTACTGCTTGCAAGGCAACGGCATAGACAGAGCAGACACAGCGGGTTGCAACGGCAAAGGGTGGAAAGAGGACACAAGCTACACGCTTAATACGATAGATAAGCCCGCTGTTGTGTGTGCGCAAAAGTCTTACACAGAGTTTAAGGACGAAAGTACACTGTCGACACTAAAAGCTACTGGCGGAAGCTACGGCGGTGGAAGTGAAAACATTGTAGTAAAAAATTACATAGTGCGCCGTTTAACACCAACAGAATGTGCGAGACTGCAAGGATTTCCGTCTTGGTGGGGAATAGTAAACCCGGTAGAAAATCTGACAGATGAAGATTATGCCTTTTGGTTAGACGTGAGGAACACTTACGCAGAAATCAACGGCAAAGCCACTAAAGAATACACAAGAGAGCAAATGTTAGCTTGGTATAACAAACTGCACTCTGATAGCGCAGAGTACAAAATGTGGGGCAATGGAATAGCTCTACCTAATGCACTATATGTTATGCAAGGTATAGCAGCAGAAGCCGAGATACCGATAAATTTATTTTAGTTAAAACGGCCGCGCATACTAACTATATACAAGCATAAAGGGAAGTATACCCCTGCGGAGGTGATTAGCCCGTAGGGGGCGGCCTTTTAAATATAAGGAGTTGGAAACTATGAAACCAATAAATATAAAAGCTATGTTAGCAATGATTGAGGATGAGCCAGAGGATAAATATATACCGGTATTAAAGCCAGTACTTATGCAGGCTTTAACGGAACTCAAACAACTGCGCCGAAAAAACAGTCAGCTCGGCGGGAAAGTGGCTCGGTATCGGAGAGAGAAGAAAGCTCTAGAAATTATGTTATCGGCTGTAGTAATAAATGACGACGTGGAATGAACTGCCGGCACACCTTGTAAGTAAAATACGTTCTGATAGCGTAACGGCGTCTGAGAATCTACCAGGGACAGAACCTAAATTAAAATATGGTAACTCAATTACGGAAGTAGACGGCATACGGTTTGACAGCGAAAAAGAAGCTGACTATTACTGGCAGTTACACTGGCTTATGCGCGAAGGTACAGTAAAAGAGGTTGAACTACAGCCAAAATTTGTTTTACAGCCTGGTTATAAGAGAGACGGTAAAAAGATAAGGCCGATTATTTATCGAGCTGATTTTAAGGTGACGGAAGCTGACGGGCATATATATTACGTTGATACGAAAGGGATGCGGACGCAGGTGTATCTGATCAAAAAGAAGATGCTGCTTTATAAGTACCCGGACATTGATTTCAGGGAAGTCTGAAAGGGGCTGGAGTAGATGAAAGAATACAAAGCTCGTCAAATAAAAAGGGCGTTCAAAATTTATAAAAAACATGGTTATGATCATGCTTATCGATGGAATGTATATTGCCGAATGGAAGAATATAGATCAAAACGTGGAGCGAAAGTGAAGTGGCTGCCTCAGCTAATGGAATAACTTGAACGTCAGCGAAAGAAGGATGACATAACCAATGGTTAGATACAGGCGTTGTACCCACTGTAAAAAGATAAAACGTATAGTCAGCGGCTTTGAAATACCATGTATACATAAAAGCTTTGAGCTTTGTGAGGAATGCAACAAAAAAGTAATGGAAAACCTTAGAAAGATGGTGAAGAACAATGAAAAAACATGAACTTTGCGGCATTTATTTCAGAGTAGAGAGGGATTATAGGCATGAAGATATCTGCTTTACCGACATGACGGAAGAAGAACAGAAAGAAATACTTGATATTTTATCGTTTGAAGCTACTCAAAAACTGTGCCTGCGGTTAGCGCAAGTTGTCAGAAATTTAGGCGATATGTTTGATATTAGTGCTGAGAAAGGTGAAGAAAAATGACCAAAGAAGAACTAATGAACGCTCTAACAGGTTTACCGCCTGACACAGAAGTTTACAAAATTGACGACTATACAGACCTTGACCTCTTGAAAAGATGTAGTTTGTCGAGTGTCATAGTCGTTAATGAGTCTGACAATAAGACTATTATTTATTTGAGGTGAAGAAAAATGACTAAATTAAAACCTTGTCCGTTTTGTGGCGGTGAAGCAACAATGTGGGATGATGGTATATATATGCCCGTTATCGATCCTGATACTGGTGCCGTGGTAGATTGTAGGGACGAAGAACCCGAAGGTTGTGTAATAGAGTGCAAAAATTGTCCCGCTCAGATAGTAGAAAACAAAAAAACTGGCGAAGGAGTGGATGAGTTGGAGCAGAGAGCAATAAAAGCATGGAACAGGCGGGACGGCGAAGAAAATGACTAATCGTGACTACATAATGAATATATCAGTCAAAGATTTTATAAACGAATATTGCTTACTAGTTGGCTACACCGAAAAAGATTTTGTAAGACTAATGATCTTATTTAAAGCAGATGATGATAGAGTCAACAAATGGCTTAATAGCGAAATGATAGGTTCAAGGATATTGACAAATGCCGAACGCATTAAGTCTAGGAGTATAGAAGAATTGGCCGATTTTTTTAGCCGTGAAATTTTTAAAAAATGTGAGGATTGCCCTGCTTATATGTATTGCACTGGTGACTGTAGTTGCCAAGAAGCAGTTAAGAAGTGGCTTGAAAGTGAGAGTGAATAGATTATGCGATTAATAGATGCAGACGTATTAAAAGAAAAATTTCAAGAATGTATTAATAGTATCACAGTAAGTGACCCATTTATTACAGGGGTTAAAAGCGGCTATGAAAGTGCTGGATACTTGATTGATGAAGCCCCTACAGTAGAAGAACGTAAGCAAGGGCATTGGATTGAAAAAAACTTGGGCGGAAACACTTCAAGAACCTGTTCATGCTGCAAAACTTTGGTTTTCACAAACAGCACAACATTTAATTACTGCTCCTACTGCGGGGCTATTATGGACGGAAGGAAGGAGAATAGTAGATGACGAACGATAAAGCCTACTGCATACGAAGTAACAAATTTATTGATAAACCATTTACTAACACTGACTGCGACCGGCACGAGGAAAATGCACCACTTATAGATGATGGTGGTAGCAGCCGGCAGTGGGCTAGATTTGAGCCGATTTAGAAAGAAAAGCTAGAAGGAGACTGATATGCTAATAGAACAGTATATTAAGCATGTAGAGCGGTACTTTTGGGATCGTAAGCAAATACAAAAAGCTGTCGATGAGGAAAGAGAGCAGCGTACTGCAAGGAAAGGGCATACGGGCGGTGGGGGTCATGCTTTTATCAGTAATCCAACAGAAACAGCAGCATTAAAAAACATTGAACCAGTACGTATGATATCGTTTGGATATGGACCATATCAGTCGATAATAATGAATCCGGAGCTATGGCTTGAAGTTGTCGCAGAAACCTATAAGATACATGAAAACCAGCTTACGGGTAAAGCCATGTATCAAAAATATGAAAAAAGGAAGCCGATGAAAATAATTGCAGAATTAAATGGTGTAAATAGAGATACCTGCTATGAATTTCGTAAAGAGTTTCTCCGAGATGCTGTTGGTTTGGCATTGAAAAAAGGTTTGATAAAATAAAAAAGTTTCCGACATATTACCTGTTCTGATGAGTTAAAATAGTATTGTAAGTAAGTAGGCTTACAACAAGAGACGATCAGGCTTAGCGCTTGGACACTGCCCTGCCGTTGGGGTAATACAGCGGCTTATTTAATTGAGGTACTAACATGTTAAAGCAAACACTAATGTTTTTAGTAGCCCTAACCTTGATAGAGATATATTGGCAGGCTGTAGAAAAAGCTATAGACGGCTATGTAACAGCAGGGCCAGTTGATATTGTGATAGGGGTAACGTGGGCGGCAAGTGTGGTGTGGTGTAGTAAATAGTTGTTTAATCTACATAAATAATTTGCAGGCAAAAGCCAGGGAAAACACGGCAATATATATCAAAATTTAGCATATAACTTAATATAAAGGCACTTAACTTCGGTTAGGTGCTTTTGTATTTGCAAAGGTGGTGAAGGAGATATGGCTGCATTAAAAGATCCAAGGCAGGAGAAGTTTTGTCGGCTTATGGCTGTAGGTGGTAAAACGCAAGAGCAGGCAGCCATAGATGCAGGATATTCAGCGAAAAGTGCTAGGCAGGCTGCGTCAAGGCTGTTAACAAAGGCGCACATTGTTGACAGGGTAGCAGAGCTTCAAACTGTTACTGAAGAAAAAATTGCAGATGAACAGAAGGATATTATAGATGAACTTAGCAAATTAAGGAAGTTCTGGCTAGAAGTGATAGACGATAAAGAAGAGCGTATGAATAATAGGCTTAAAGCATCTGAGCTATACGGAAAATCAATAGCAGCGTTTGTTGAAAAACGTGAGGTCAGCGGTAAAGATGGAGAACCTATAACATTTCGCTGGGCTGGTGATGACGGTTGAAAGTAATAACGATACCATACAAGCCAAGACCTCTTTGGAAAGATATAATCCATCCTGCGCTTGATAAATACCGTTTCGCTGTTATAGTAGCGCACAGACGTTATGGCAAGACCGTAGGGATGATAAACGAATTGAGTAAGAGCGCTATTAAGAATACGCTTATAAGTCCTCAGTTCGCATACGTGGCACCGTTTAGGAACCAAGCAAAGATGATTGCCTGGAACTATTTGAAGTATTACACAAGCGCAATTCCAGGAAGAAAGGTTAATGAAAGCGATCTGTTTATAGAACTGCCGTCGAAGCATAAAAATGCTGTTGGGGCAAGGATATATATTATAGGCGCAGATAAGCCTGATGCCCTTCGCGGTACTTACTGGGATGGTGTTGTCCTTGATGAATACGCTCAAATAAAGCCTGAATTATGGGGCGAGGTAATACGGCCGGCATTAGCTGATCGTAAGGGGTTCGCATATTTCATCGGAACGCCTAAAGGACAGAATCAGTTTTATGACATCTACCAAAGAGCTCAACGCAGCGAAGAATGGTTTACCTGTCTTTATAGAGCTGATGAAAGTGGTGTGCTGGACGAAGCAGAACTTAAATCTATGATGGAAGATATGACGGATATAGAAATACGTCAGGAGCTTTATTGTGATTTTACTGCATCGGCTAGTAATGTTGTTATTCCTATTGATTTGGTTACGGCGGCAGCACACAGACTGCTTACAGAAAAAGATGTGCAGGGCGCTCCAGTTATTCTTGGTGTTGATGTAGCCAGATATGGTGATGACAGATCTACTATTTTTAAGCGACAGGGACTGTGGGTAGATGAGCCTTTAGTTTACAAAGGCCTGGACACTATGGATATGGCGGCAAGAGTTATTGATGCGATGATCAGATATAAGGCCGATATGACTTTTATTGACGCCGGCGTCATGGGTGCTGGAGTTATAGATCGAATTAAGCAGTTGGGGTACAACAATATCAGTGAGGTCTACTTTCAGGGCAATGCACTGCATGAACAGCGTTTTGAAAATATCCGTGCCGAGATGTATTTTAAGATGCTTGAATGGCTCAAGTCTGGTGGTGCTATACCTGATATGCCGGAATTAAAAAGCGAGCTTAGTATTGTAGAGTATAAGTTTAGTAAACATGGCAAAATCATTTTGCAGCCTAAAGAAGAAATTAAGGAAAAGATAGGTAAAAGCCCCGATCTTGCAGATGGCCTTGCTTTGACTTTTGCAAGGCCTGTTTATCCGAGATTGAAGCCTGGTGATCCTGGGTATGGCCGTAAGATGATGTGCAATACAGATTATTCGATATTTTAAGGAGTGATAGTATGGGAATTTTTAAAAAAGTATTTGGCGGCGGTAGCATTAGAATGCCAGAAGTTGTTGAAACGCCTCCGGCGCCTACTACGGTAACCAGTACAGAGACAGGAACAGAAACAGATCCGGCAAAGAAAAATAAAAGGCGTGGTTTTGCTTCTACTCAAGTGTCGTCTGATCGCAATACTATTGCAGGCAACGCTACTGGCAGAAAGACTTTAGGTTAGGGGTATTGAAATGGCTAAAGCTAAATTAAAGCAAAAAGAAATTGAAACTATAGCAGCACGAGCGCCGGCAGAAACACACCCAGCAGATGGGCCGTCTTTAAAAAGCCACTGGCCAGAGAAAAGAAAACTGATTAGAAAGATGAGAGATCTTTATGAAAAAAGACTTGATTATGAAATTCGTTGGAAAGCGATTAGAGATTATCAGTTGCCGTTTATAGGCGAATTCGATAATACGGCAGATAAAACTAATCCTGCCCGCAGACGTGATCTGGAAATTGCTCAGGGCGTTGCATGGTTGGCCGCACAAGTATTTGCTGCAGGCGTAATGAGCGGTTTAACCCCTCCTAGTCGCCAGTGGTTCAAATTAGGGTTTAGCAATAGTGCGATGAGTGGTGATATTGAAGCCACGAGAGTGTTGGATATCAGGCAAGAAATAGTATCTGCGGTGCTTTCAAAGAGTAATTTTTACAATAGCATACATTCGGTGTATCTTGAGTTGCCATTTGGACAATGCCCAATGGCAATTTTTTATGACCCGAGTACGGGTATTAGATGTGTACCTATGACTATTGGGACTTATGCTCTTGGTGTAGACGGCTTTGGCAAGGTGCAGACATTCGCTCGAAAATATGAAATGTCATTAGCACAGATAGTTGATTGTTTTGGACAGGAAAGCCTGCCTCAACATTTGCAGCAAGTAACTAATGGTACTGGACTTGATAAAAAGCATACTGTCAATTGGCTTGTGGAACCAAATGACAAACGTCTGCCAGGATATATGGATAGGTTGAATATGCCTTATAGGTCTGTGTATTGGCTTGATAAGTCGCAGGATAATGAATTCTTATACGTTGGGGGGTTTGAAGAATGGGCCATACCAGTTGCAAGGTATCTTGTAAACGGGCTTGAACCGTACGCTAAAGGGCCAGGTTGGTTCGCTGAAGGCGATAGTAAAGCACTTCAGACTATGAAAAAAGATTTGCTTACAGCTATTGAGATTGGGGTTAAACCTCCAATGAAAGGACCGGCTTCGCTGCTGAACAACGGTGGTATTAATCTTATTCCTGGCGGGATGACAGCTGTGGATGACCAGTCGCAGCAGTTCGTTCAACCGCTGTTCCAGGTCAATTTAGATATTGACCATGCTTCTCAGGAGATCATTCGCACGGAGGACGCAATCAAAAGGCACTATAGTGCAGATTTATTTTTGATGCTTGATAGTGTTGATAACGGGCAAATGACGGCACGCGAGGTCATGGAACGCACACAGGAAAAGTTGCAGCAGCTAGGGCCTGTAGTCGAACGGTTACAGGATGAGTTCCTAACGCCGATTATTGTTAGGATATACAACATCCTCGAAAGGTCTGGAGCATTCCCGCCGATACCACCTGAGATCCAGGAACGTATAAGCGATGAGGATATTAAAATTGAGTATATTTCCCCGTTGGCGCAAGCGCAGAAAATGAGTGGACTTGTTAATATCGAACAGGCTCTTGCTACTACGCTGCAGATGGCGCAGGCTTGGCCGGAAGTGCTCAAGAAGGTTGATCCTATAGGAACACTGTCCAAATACTTTGAAATGCTTGGTGCGCCGGCAGCAATGCAACGTAGCGACGATGATGTTAAGAAGCTTATTGAGCAAGAACAGCAGGCATTACAAGAGCAGCAACAGACGCAGGAAGCAATGGCTCTTATGCAGGCAGCAGCACCGGCAGCACAGGCGGCAAAGAACATGACTGAGGCTGCAAATGATGGTAACCCAGCTATGGCAGCTTGGTTAGGCATGGGAGGCGGCGCAGGTGAGGTATAAGAGTATTACAGATGCGGATAGCCGGCAAGCTAAATTGCAGGCGTTCTTTCAAAGAGAGCTTCGCAAACGCGATCAGGATGCACTATCAACTATCTTAAATAGCGAAAGCGGACGCTGGTTTTTAATGCGATTGCTTGATAAAACAAAAATCAATATAGATAGTTTTACCGGCAATTCACAGACCTTTTATAACGAGGGTATGCGAAAAGTCGGTTTATTAATTCTCGATGATATTAAGAGCCTTGGTATTTCTGGAGTAGAGCTCAAACAAAAGGCTGAGCTTGAATATATAAAAACTCAAATCAAAGCGCAGGAAATTGCTGCCGAACAATTGGAAGGAGACGATGACTAATGGAAGATGTAACTAACACGAGTGCCAACGATAACACGCAGGGCACTGAAGTAGTTGAACAGCAGAAAGAGGTTCAACAGGAGACACAGTCTGCTGATACCCTTCTTGGTGGTAAAGCAGAAACTCAACCACATGAAGAAGCTGAACCAATTGTTTATGACTTTAAAGAAACTATTTCCGCTATGGATGACTTTGAGTTCAGCCAGGAAGAGAGCGATAAGTTCGTAGAGGTCATTAAGGATATGGGGCTTAATAATGAGCAGGCTAACGCTATTGTTAAGTATGGCGGCGAATGGGGTAAAGGAATCGCAGAAGCTGCTATGAATGCTGTTATAGAGCAGCGAAATACAGAAGTTCAAAATTGGGGTGAGACTGCAAAGAAAGAACTTGGGACAGAGTTCGACAGTATCATTAGTCTTTGCGGTCTTGCGGTGGAACATGTAGAGAAAGCGGTTCCTGGTATCAGGCAGGCGTTAAACGAAACAGGCGCAGGTAACAGAATTGAAGTTATCCGCGCTTTTTCTATGCTCGGGAAGTTTTTGGAGAGTGACCCGGGTAAAGGCGCTGGCGCTCCTGCCGCACAGGGAAGCAGCCTTGAAAAATTCTATGACAAAACAGATTTTAGTAAATTAAAATAAGAGAGGATGAATGAATAATGGCAGTTTTAAATCAATTGGCATATACCTTAGCTGATTGGAGGGGAAGACTTGACCCTTCCGGAAATGTAGATGATATTATTGAGGTATTGTCTCAATCTAATCCAATTTTAGAAGAAATGACTTTTATGGAGGGCAATCTTCCTACTGGGATCGTGACTACTCAACGTACAAAAGTTCCTGAACCTTCTATCCGTCGTATCAATACTGGTGTTCCTTATAAAAAGAGCGGAGTAAAACAGATTAATGATACGACTACTTTATACGAAAATCGTAATAAGATGGATGTAGAGCTTTTGCGTTTGCAGAATGATCCTGCAGCTTTCCGTTATAGCGAGGATCTAGCATTTGTAGCCGGCTTTGGTGATCGTATTGCTAAAGATGTTATTTATGGCGGACTTAGCGAGGTTCCGGATGAATTTAACGGGTTCGATATCAGACATCGTTATTTTGGCAATGGTGATGATCCGACGGCTGAAGGCTATACTACTCTTAATGCTGGCGGCGGTACCAAAAATACATCTATTTATTTTGTAAATTGGGGAGAACGTACATGCTCAGGCGTGTTCCCTAAAAATGGTAGTGCTGGTTTGAAGAAAGAAGATCTTGGACAACAAACTACAATAGCGGATGACGGAACTGAATTTGAAGCTATGATTACGAAATGGACTTGGAATGTAGGCCTGACTATTCGTGATTATAGAGCTGTAGGAGCTATTCGCAATATTGATGCAGCACAGTTTGCATCTGCAACTTCTGCTCAAAAGCAGAAGATTATTGAGAATGTTATTCGCGTTCATGACCGGTTGAGAAATCCTGACAGTGTTATGATGTACTGTTCTCGCAGCATGTATACTCTGTTCAAACTGTGCTTGATCGATAAAAATAACGTTCATGTTGAAATGGAAACGCTGGCCAATGGCATTAAAGTATTAAATGTAGATGGTATGCGTGTACGTAAACTTGACTGCATTCGTGAAGACGAAGCTAAAATTGAAGCGTGAGGAGTGAAAAATAATGAGATTAGATAAGGAAAATATTTTCTTTGAGAAACCTGCTGCAGAATTAGTTGACGGTGTTCTTGGCGATATTATCGCTATGGGCGGCGGAGACAGCATCAATCCAATGTGGCTTTATGTAGGACCGAAGCTTGAAAGCGGCAGTGTTGTTTTAACCCTGGAAACTGCTGATGATGAAGCGTTCAGCGAGGCTGTAGCGCTGGGAAGCTTTACTCTGGACGACAATGCTCCTGTACGAGCTAAGGTGCCTTTGGGAGTAAAAGAATACCTGCGCATCAAAGCTAGTGATTCCAGCACTCCAACTAATGCAACTGCCGATAAAATTGTTGCGGCGCTCGCTGTAGATGTGGATTTTAAATGATTTTAGATAGTAATGGTAATACTGTAATGCCGGGTAGAAAGCTTGAAGATATGTCGGCCAATGAATTAAGAGCTAAGCTCTATAATGCCGATGTTAAATATCCGGCAAATGCCAGTAAACAAGATTTGATTAGGCTTATTAGAGAAAATATTAAATAACACCTATGTAGTCATGTGACGACTATGTACAAGCACTTAGGGACGTCTTTAAGGCGTCCCTATTTTAATAAAGAGGAAAATAACATGGAGGTGTTTCCGTGATGAATAATACAGATATTTGCAATATGGCCTTGGCTTATTTAGCTAAAGGCCGCATTTCTTCTATTGACGAGAATAACGAACTTGCAAGGCAGTGCAAGCTGTTTTATGACCATAGCCGAAAAGGTCTATTGCGTGAATATAGCTGGGGCTTTGCCAAGAGGATTATTAGGCTTGCAGAACTGGATGCTTCAAATCCTGATTGGAAGTATGTATATGCATATCCAGAAAAATGTGTGTGTGCAAGACGTATTTTTAATGAGAAAGAGACTGTAAACAGCTTGGATAAAGATAAGTATGATTTGTTTTTGATTAGTGATAATACGCAGGCTATAGGATGTGATGTGTACCAAGCATATTTGGAGTACACATATGACGCAGAGGATGCAGAGCTTTTCAGTTCTGATTTTGTTGAGGCGTTGGCGAGGATGTTGGCTTTTAATATTTGCTTACAGTTAAATGGCAATGGGACTATCCAGCAGACACAATATCAACTGGCACAGGCAGCTCTTAACAGGGCAAAATATACTACGGCCGCTGAACGTCAGGATAAGCTGGATTACCCTGATAAATACTTTACTGCGAGGATGTGAACTTATGGCTAGAGGAAGTGGACCAAATCCTTTTTATGTACTGCAGCCGGCATTTACTGCAGGAGAGATATCTAATGCGGTAGCTAACCGCGTTGATCTGGATAAATATCAGTATGCGCTTTTGACTGCTGAGAATTGTTATATTCGCCCTTATGGGCCCGTGTATCGTCGCAGCGGAACTGTTTACTGTATTGCTACAAAATATGCTGATAAGAGATGTATTCTGGCGGGGTTTAATTTTACTGACGATATTAATTATTTGCTTGAAATAGGGGATCAGTATATCAGAATACATAGAAACGGGGAATATCTTGGTATAGAGATAGTAACTCCTTTTACAGAATCCGATTTGGAAAAATTAAGATTTGCTCAGTCTGCGGATGTTATATATATTACGAGCGGTAGTTATCCGGTGAAACAATTAGCAAGATACAGCGAAACGGACTGGAAGTTTGGCGATTTTGAAATTACTCATGCGTATTTTGAAGATGAGGTTATGATGGATTTAGTTGAGAGCGCTGTTTATACGTCTCCTGGTGATTATACGTATACAGTGCCAAAAGATGGCCGCTACACAATAGAAGTTGCAGGTGCTGGTGGCGGTGGCAGTGGTGTGGCAAGGAAAGCAAGTGATAAACAAAGCTCTGGCGGGACTGGCGGACGTGGTGGATTTTACAGTTTTGAGATGGATTTGACCGAAGGTGATAGTTTTCCTGTAACCGTAGGAGCCGGAGGAAAAGGCGGAGCCGTACATTATGGAGCCGGTTATGGTAATGCTGGCGGCAACGGTGGAAGCAGTAGTGCTTTTGGCTGGGTAGCGCAAGGCGGTGGAGGAGCTACTGCGGCTTATTCAGAAGAGCATGGAGCAAAAAACGGAAGTGATGGAATCAATTATGGCAATGGTGGCATTGGCGGTAAGAAAGGCGTTGCTTATGATGATAACAATCTTTCAGGGACAGATGGGGCAAATGGCTGGGTTACTATAGCGTTTCAGGATAATCCGAAGGTTACACCGTCCAGTACAACAGGTACTGTGACCATTACAAGCAATAGGCCTATTTTTAACGAGGGATTGATTGATGGTAATATTAGGCTGACACATGAGGTAGAATCGTCCTCGGTAGAATTAAATTTGAAAGACAATGCTGCAGGAACAACTGGAGCGGTTGTCGTTGGAGAAAGCTGGAAGGTTATTTCTGGTGGAACGTGGACTGGAAGTTTTCAAGTGCAAAAAAGTGAGGATGGTACAACGTGGAAAGAATATCGTAAATATTCTGCTACAAATAATTTTAATGCTACTGAAAGCGGTACAGTAACAGATACAACTTATTTGAGAATAGAAGCTTCTATAACAAGCGGTGATCTGACTGTTACGCTTACTGCACTGCCGTATACTAAAGACGGCACAGCTAAAATAGTTAGTTATATCGACGAATATAATATTAAAGCTATGGTAAACGAACCGTTTGGTTCTACAGAAAGTACTACTACTTATGCTTTTGGGGCTTGGAATAGCAATTTCGGTTATCCAAAAACGGTATGTTTTTTTCAAGACAGACTTTGCTTTGGTGGAAATAATAAAAGACCGTATATGGTTTGGATGTCTAGAAGCGGTGATTATCCTAATTTTGGCGTAGAAAAGGTCAGTGGTACAGTAACAGATGATAGCGCTATTGCCGCTTCGTTTATCAGCAGGAAACAATTTGATATTTTACATTTAATTCCGTCTGTGGATTTGCTTGTTTTAACGCAGGGCAATGAATGGATCGTTTCAGGGAGCGAGGTCGTGACACCGACGAATATCACACCGAAGATGCAAACTACCAGGGGCTGCAGCAATTGTGAGCCGCTTACAATTGGCAATAGAATTGTATTCGTACAGGGACGTGGTTCGACAGTGCGGGATATGGGCTACAGTTTTGAAACCGACAGCTATGGCGGTATGGAATTGACGATACTGGCGGGACAAATTATAAAGGGACTTTCGATTACTGATTCTGCTTATAAGCAGGAGCCGGACAGCATAATTTACTTTGTGCGCAGTGATGGTACGATAGCGTGTCTGTCTTACATAAGAGAACAGGAAGTATATGCATGGTCAAGAATTATTACTGACGGTGAATTTGAAGCTGTAGTGAACATTCCTGAAGGTGATGAGGATAGTGTATATGTTGTTGTTAAACGTGTGGTAAATGGAGAAACTGTCCGTTATATTGAGCGGTTTGACAATAACTATGACGGTGATGGTCCGAATGATTATGTAATGTTAGATTGCGCTAAAAAGTATGATATGGATGAGGCGACTAATATTGTAACAGGGCTTGGTCACCTTGCCGGCAATAATATTACTCTTTTAGGCGATGGGCGTGTATTGAGAAATTATAAAGTGCTTGATGACGGTACTGTTGAATTACCTATACAAATTAAACGTGCGGTTGCAGGTCTACCGTATACTATGAATATTGAGCTTCCTAATGTTGAAATTCAATTACAGGACGGAACTATGCAGGGCAGGTTTAAGCAGGTGTCAGAGGCGATTTTACGCATTGAAAATACTCTCGGAGGTGAAGTTGGTACTGAATTTGGAAATCAGGATGCTATTGCTTATGATGAATTTAGCGTTACTGAGAATATGAAATTGTATAGTGGAGATAAAACGGCAACTCCACCGGCAGGTGGGTTTGATCGTGATGGAAGACTTTGTATTACAAGTACTGAACCTTATCCGTTTAATTTGCTCAGCGTAACGAGGAAGGTGACTTTTGGTGGCTAAAAAGTATAAGGTCGAATTGGCTGACGTTGATAACGCTATTGGAATTGCTGTAGCGCTGCTGAAAGATTTGAGAGATAGTGATAGGCAGGAGCTGGAAGCATATGAGGAAGACGAAATAATGCTTGTTGCCGGTAGTATTGAAAATGCAGATCATTGTTACATTTATAAAGATATGGAAGATAACATTCTTTGTATTGTAGGATTAACTGAAATTCCAGGCGTTCAGGGTAAAGAGATTTGGATGTTGGCGACAAAAAGGATAAGCAGTTTCAAAAAAGAGCTGCTTATTTGCGTTGCCAGGCTTTTAATTTCAAAATGGGTAAAAGAATATGGACGGCTTTATAATTATGTTTACAGCGGCAATTCTGCTTCTATACGGTGGCTTGATAGGTTGGGAGCAATGTTCTTAGCTCCTATAAAAATAAAAAAGAACGGAAAAGAGTTTCTTCCGTTCGTGATTGAGGAGGGGAGTATATAAATGTGTTTATCTGTAGGTATGATGATGGGATTGACTGCTTTGCAGGGAGTATCGCAAATAGCTGCGACGAACCAACAGGCTAAAGCGCAGCAGGCTTATTACGATGCGCAGGCACAGGCTGCAGAACAAAACGCTGATATACAGGCAAAGAAGGGGGAGCAGATAGCGGAGCAGTACGCTTATGAGCAGCAAAAGCTCAATGATCGTCGTCGCCTTGTAGCAGGTCAGCAGGCCGCCGCATTTGGCGCAGCAGGCATCAGTGGCGATATGGGGACAGCTCTTGACCTTAGTGATTCCAGCTTTAGGGCTTATAGAAAAGACAGTAACCAGCTTTTGAGTAATCAGCGCAACGACCAATGGAGTAACTATCTTGGTGTAGTGAATTACAAGAACCAGGCTAACGCTGCAAGAGCTTCTGCTTATAACGTGAAACAACAGGCCAAGCAGCAGAATATAGGCACTATCTTGGGTACTGCTGCTGGTATTTTTGGCGCATATAAAAATTACGGCGGCAGCGGGAAAACAGGTGGTTCATCCAACGGAGGCTTTGTTTATCAGTCGCCTTATCAAAATAATTACACAAGTCCATATTCGGGCATCGCGCCACTTGGTAAATCAAAATATCCTTACTTCTAAACTTGCATTGGTACGAAATGTATTATATAATAAACGAAAAGAGATAGTCAGTGGTCGCACGCTGGCTCTCCCTCATAATCGTAAAACGTGAAAGGAAGCCGCGCGCCACTGGTGTTAGCGGCTTATTTCATGGCTATTTACAGCCTAAAATGACAATAGCTATTAATGTACTAAAAGCAATCATCAAAGACAACGCTTCATAAGTTGACAATAGCTATCACCCCCCGTAAGGGAAGCCAACACACTGACTATCTCGGACAACATTATAACATACCTTTAAGCGCTTAACAATTTGTTAAAGCGCTTTTTCTATACCTAAAAAGGAGGTCTAAACCTATGAAATTCAGTCAATATCCTTCACAGGTCAATCCTAATACAATACAGGGACAAGTACAGCGCCCGGGCGATTTAAACAGTTACGGCGGCAATGGCGCTGGATACGAGGCCATTGGTAGAGGATTGGGTGCGGTGAATGAAGCTTATCAGAAATTTATAGAAAGTGTTGATCAATCCAGAGTTGTAGAAGCTGATGCTGAATATGATAAACGAATTTCTGATTTGTTGTATAATCCACAGAATGGTTTAATGTACACTCAATATGCTAATGCAGAGGGGATTGCTGGTAAATTTCAGAGCGAGGAACAAAAAATAAGACAAGAGATTATGGGAAAATATAATTTCCGTCTTGAAAGAACTTCTAGCGTTTTTAATAATTGGGCTAATAATGATGCACAGAAAAGATTTATGTTGGTTGGACAACATGAATATAAACAGGTTGAAGCTAATAAAGATTTAGCATTATCAAATAATATTGATGAAAATTTTAATTTTGCAATGCAAAATTATGACAACGACGCTTTGATAAAGTCGGAATTTGATAAAAGCGCTACTCTTGTTATGGATAGATATAAAGGGCAAGATCCCGAGTTTATAAAAAGCGAAGCTAAAAGATTATTAGCTCCTAAAATGGCATCGCTTGTTGGAACTGCTTTAGCTAATGGCGATATTGACAGAGCTGGGGCGATGATAGAAAAGTGGGGAGCTTTCATGCCTGATGAAACTAGGCTTGCTTATTCTAGGATTGCACATGCTAGAAAAGAAAGAGAATACGAACATTATACAGGCATAACCGCGCATGAACGATTTGGTGATGATTATGAAGCTGCTAGGCAGTATATTTACGGCGATGCTTTTGGATATGATGGTGAAGCTGCTGTCAGAAGTGCAAGAGAAGATATTGGGAATAATTATGGGACTAACACATGTACAATAAGAAGTAATAATTGGATTGCTGCAGGTGGAGGTAAGGAAGGTAATACTTGGGCTCCTACACAATTTGAAGATATGAAAGATGCCGGATTGATATTTACCGACAAATCTCAACTGCGAAGTGGTGATATTGTTTATTGGAATTATGGAGGAGATCCAAATGATGTTGATCATGTTGGGATATATGATGCCAAAACTGGAACAGTAATACAAAGTGGAGATCATGGAGTTGCGGAAATTTCACTTGATTATGCAAATATTTCTGGTTTCGCAAGACCTAGAGGAAGAAATGTATCCATAGAAGATAAAGATAAAGCATGGGATGCTTATGTTACCCAAGTTAATTATAATAATGCAATAAAAAATAACCATAAGAAAAGAATTATTGATAGCGTGCAACAAGAAATGTGGAATAAATTTAAGTCTGGTGTTATTGATCCTAACGAGTTTCAAAGCCTTGTATATAATGTTTCTGGCGGCGATGTTGATATTGAAATGAACCTTTTAAAATTCGGCAATGACTTGATTGGAATACAAGGTAAAGCAGCTGCTGAATCTTCTAACGGTGCAGTTTATAAAAAAATTAAGGATGCAATTACCGATGGCACTGTGACTCCGTCCGAGGCAGTATCATTAATCAATCAAAACGCAACTATGTTGGGTAGTGCTGATAGAAACAGATTATTGTCTTTGGTTAGAGAACAAGACCCAAGAAATAAAGAGATTGATAAACGATTGATAACTATAGTTAATGAAACTATAGACGATAAAATGGAACGAGGAGAATTGCAGGCGTATTTGGATAGTGCATTGGAGAATGTCACAGATCCTGAGGTGAGATTTGCAACAGGAATGGAAGTTTTGAATAAAGCCTTTGAGAACAAAGCTATTTATAAAAACTTTAATAGCAAACAACGTGAATGGGGTTCGTTAAAGAGCAGCCTTTCTCCGAAACTTTATCCTTATATAGATGCTTATCAAAGACAGAATGGCAATAATATTGATTTAGGACAGGCAAGAACAGTTTTTGAATCCATAAATCCTAATGATAAATACCAGGTTTCAGCGCTTCAATATGCTGCTGTTTATAATAGTCCTATGGATATCCAAGAACTTAATAAACAGATTGCGGCTATGGCGGTCCGTGATGGAGTGGATGCAGCCCCGCATTTACTGGATATTCCGCAGCAAAGTAATACGGCAGTACAGCAAAATGAAAGCACTCCCTGGTTTAGTGATTGGGGAGCCAGTGAGCGCACTGGTTTGGCGGCAATGAATTTTAGTGATGTTTTAGAATCTATAAAACAGCGTCATTTAGCGACATTAAGAGGAGAAATTAACGAGGAGTGGTAATATGGCAAGGTCTTTATTATATGATGTAGCTGCGGCCGGAAAGTTTATACCCGAAGATTTAAAGACGAAAGCATTACAAGGAGCTAATGCGAATAATATATCGCTTCAAATGGCAGCTCGTAATCCTGATTATTATTTACCTAAAAACTTTGAATATGATTGGAATAAATATGAGCAGATCGCACCAAGAACAGCAGAGGCGCTAAAAGACCCTGTGCTTATGAGCATTGCCGGAACTAAAGCTGCAGAATTTTGGGGTGAGCAAGAAAATAACTGGAAAAGTATTACAGCACTGAAAAATGGGTTTAAGAATGTTGCTCGTAGTGGTTATGGTACCGTTGCACTGCTTGCTGATTTGGGAGCAGATAAAAAAGATGCTGACCTGACAATGGAATCCAAGGTTTTTAGCGCAGATACAATAGGACGGCTTTTGTATGCTGTTGGTGGAGATAAGCTAAAAACTATTGGTACTGAAGCTAAACGCATTGGTGGTAGTGAAATATTTAAGCCGGAAGAAGTAAAGGCTGAAACTGCGGCAGGTCAGTTTTATTATGACTTACTGCAGAATGCACCACAATTAGCGGCACAGGTCGGCGTTGCAATCAGTACTGGCGGCTGGAGTGCTGCTGCTTTTATGGGCAGTCAGATTGCAGGCGGCCAATATTTAGACCTTACTGAAGCTGGGGTATCTAATGACAGAGCCAGAGCTGCGGCGTCGTTAAACGCTGTTGCACAGTCTGCTCTTGAAAAAGTGGGCTTTGGCAAAGTCATGGGAGCAGGAGCAAGAGCCGCTAAAATCGCAACTATGGGCGGTAAGGCTAAAGAAGTTTTTAAAACTGCATTGACAGAAGGCATTACTGAATGGATTCAGGAATACCCGGATGCCGCTGCTGAAATATGGGCTAAAAATGCGAATCTTTCCACTCAAGAGCAAATACTTAAATTTTATCAGGAGTTTGGAGAAATCACCAAAAGAGGCGCTTATTCCGGTGCTATTGGTGCGGTGTTTGGCGGTCTTGGCGGTTCGGTAAGCATTGCCGTAGACCGTAATGCAAATAGAGTTATACAGGAGCAGGCTGTACGTACTGCGGAAACGATGAAAAATAGTAAGGACGTAAATATTACTGCCAGCAAATTAGTTTTGAATCAAACGACAGACGAAAAGGCTTATGTAGATGCTGAAACCCTTTTTACATATGCGCAGGCAAATCCTAACATGGATGTAAAAGATACCTTTGGTATAGAGGTTTCTGAACTGCAGGCAGCTGCTGTTCGTGGTGAGGATATTGAAATGCCAATGGGTACGTATTGTGCGGCAGAGGCTCAAAATCCTGGCTTTTTCCAGGCTGTAAGCAATAACGTAGCTTTTGAACAGGGCGGTTATACAGAAGAACGCGCCAGAAATAAAAAAGCTCTCCAAAGCGCTTATAAAAAAGCGTTGGAGAACGACGAGGAATTTAGAACTGCAGTTGATACTTTTAGAAATGAATTGACCGAAGCGGGACTAAATCAAAAGGAAACAGGTGACGTCCTGGCTATTTTAACCAGCCGTGCTATGATTGCTAATCCTGATGACCCTATGCAGTATTTCAGGGATAACCCTGTAAGCTTCAAGCGTGTTGTCAGTACTCCTAAGGGACGATATATGCAAACTAAAAGCGCTAACGAAAAATTGATTGAGGATGAAAGAAACTTTGCTGGCATCGTAGATGAATATACTGCAGGGAAAATAAACGATACTAAAACTTATAATGTTATGACGACACCGCTTGCATTGGGTCTTGCAGGCGGTAAAATTTTGCCTGTAACTATCGACGGAAGCAAGATCAAACATATTTTTGACGGCCATTCCGATGGCATGACGCCGGAGCTGCTAAAACAAGTTCCACGTGCTATGGCTGACCCGATGATGGTTTTAGATTCGTATGCTGGGCGTAAGGTTGTTGTATTAGACTTAAAGGATGCACAAAGGTCTACTATTATTGTTCCTTTAGAACTTGATGTTGAACGCAATCGTTATCAGGTGAATGCTGTCAGCAGTGCTTATGGGAAAGGTGGAGAAAATGGCACAGATTATGATTGGTTTATAGAGCACAATCTAAAAAAAGGTAGAGTGTCATATATAAATAAAGAAAAGACTGCCAAGTGGTTACAGTCTCCAGGCAGCGATTCCGCCAGCAGAGGTAACGACCTTGACAGTCTTCTTAATAATAGTATACCAGATGAAAATGCACTCCGCAAGAGACGAGAAGAAATGCAGGGATACTACCAGACAGCTTTTCACGGAAGCCCACATAAATTTAATAAGTTTAATTTAGAAAATATCGGAACAGGTGAAGGTGCTCAGTCTCACGGCTGGGGACTGTATTTTGCTAAAGATCGTAGTGTAGCAGGGAATAGATATAGATTTATAGGAAAAGCAGCTGATAATTCTGTAACTTTTGGTGGCAGGCCGATTATGGAATTATATGATTCCTTAGAACGTCAGGCCGGTACTATTTCAGATAATGCTGAAGCCCAGAAATATTATGATAAGATGGCACTGATTGAAGATATAGAATATAAGGGATCGACTGTTGATATTAACGAAGAAAATTTTTCTCCTGCAGCGGTAAAATGGTTTAAGAGAGAAATTAAACCACGGTTAAGAATAAAAGGATCGCTTATCGAAGTAGACATCCCAGAGAATAATGTTTTGCTGGATGAACAAAAAACACTTGCCAAACAGGATGAGAATGTAAAAAATCTGCTTAAAAATTTTTATAAATCATTAAGAAGCGAACAAAGAAGTGCAGTAAAAGAACAATTAAAACAGTCAGTGCGAAAAAATGAAACCAGCGAGGAATATTCAGAAAAAATTAATAAAACGAGAAAGAGAGATTCAACTTTATCAAGATTAAATAAAATTCTTAAGCCGTTGCCAGATACAGCACCAAAATTTATACAAAGAGCAAAAGAGTTGTCAATGTCGGAATTAAAAGGAGAAGGATATGATATTGGACGGCTGAAAACAGATCAACAATATTATGATAGTATCGTAAATTCTCTCCAAGCAGAACAAAAAGAATTACAAGCGGCTATTGCGGCAGAAGAACAGACCATCCAAGAGGCCTATAATAAAGAGTTAGAAACTATAGAGAAATCTAGAGGAGCAGGTCTTTTTAACAGTAATGCTATTACAGGAGATAATTTTTATGCAGCATTATCAGAAGTTTTGGGTGGAGCGAAAGAAGCATCGATTGCTTTAAATAAGGCAGGAATTAAAGGCATTACTTATTACGGTGATCTTGATGGGCGTGCTTTTGTAGTATTTGATGATAAATCCATAAAGATTCTTAACAAGTATAATCAAAAAGTTAATAACGATAAGAAAGGTTCTATCACCTGGGACGAAGAAGGTAAAGCAATTATCAGCCTGTTTGAAGGTGCTGATATGAGCACTGTTATTCATGAAGCTGTCGGCCATTACTTTATTGAGAACCTCATGCGTGAAGGAGCACTCCCTAATGCTACAGAGCAGATGAAAAAAGACCGTCAGACTATGCTTGATTATGCCGGTGTCACTAAAGACTGGGATAGCTTGTCGCAGGAAGAAAAAACAGCAGCACATGAACGCTTGGCAGAGGCCGCAGAAACTTATATGCTTGAAGGCAAGGCACCTTCAAAAGAGTTGCAGCCGGTATTTAACAGGTTCAAAAAATGGCTGCTTGCTGTTTATAACGCCGTTTTTTCGGATAAGCGCAGTAAAAATGCTGTTCCAATCAACGATGAAGTAAGGCAGGTTTTTGACAGGATGCTGGCCAGTGAAGAGCAAATATCAGAAATGGAGCGTATTGACGGTTATTTTTCTGCTTTGCCAGATGTTGTGTTAGATGCACTTTCAGAACCACGTAAGCAAATGCTGCGTAATTTTGCTGCTAAAGCTCACGATAAGGCAGTACAGTTATTAACAAAAGAAAGCCTTGTTAATTTCAATCAGGAGCGTAAAGACCGAATTCAAAAATATCGTGAAGATGTAGAGCCGCAGGTCAAAGAAGCGATTGCAAAACAGCCGTTATATATGGCTTCGGAGCAGATACTTGATATTGCATCTGATTTAAAAACAGCGAAGGGCGTAGCTAACAGATATTTAGAAGGTAATTTTGATGAAAGTAAAATGGCAACTTTTGATATGATAGCTGAAGCTAATGGTTTTACTTCCGGTGACGAGCTGGCTAAAACGATTATGTCAGAACCATCTTTTAATGGTGCGGTTAACAGACATATTGATGAAATGGTGCAGGACGCTTTCCCTGATATTTACAAAGAGAGAGGGCTTGCTGAAGAAGCTGCGCGTGATGCTATGTATAATGACGAGAGCGGTCTTTTGATAAATACAGAAGCACAGCTTATTGAGGATAAAGCACAAGGCTTGTTAAAGGGTCAGCGTGATGCTGAAACTCTTAGAAAACTTGCTGTTGCACGCAGGCAAACAGCTAAAATTCAGGCACAGATGGACCTACAGAACAGAGTGAAATTAAAGGAGGCTTTGAATACCCAAAAGTATATTACTGCCGAACGAAACGCTGCGGCTAAAGCTGCTGTAGCATTGGAAAATGATGATTATTCTGCTGCGGTCCGATATAAAAACGTCCAGGCGTTTAATCATGCTTGTGTAGTTGAAAGCGTAAGACTACGTAATCAGTATGTTAAGTGGCAGAATTATTTCAGGAAACAGGCTAAAGCTAAAAGGGAAACGTGGGGTAATGAAAGAAACTTTATTCAAGCAGCAGCAATTATGGAAAGGTTCGGTTATAAGCGTAAAGATTATTCTGATTTTGAAAAGACAGAAACTTTATCAGACTATCTGAATGATATGGATGATCTTTATGACAATGTTGCAGTTGCCGATTGGATAATGTATGAGGATGTTAGAATTACAAATCCTCGTGAACGTATGACGGCAAGTCAGCTTGAAGATGTAGTAAATGCGCTTAAAAATATCAAGGCGATCGCTAAACAGGAAATGAGTATCAACGCTTTACAGAAAGGTGTTACCTATGCTGAATTTAAAGCTGAAGCACAGGAAACACTTAATAAGCTGAAAACTATATGGAAACCGCAGGTTGGCGTTACACAGCAGCCTACAGTAATGGAGAAGCTAAAAGCGTCTTTACGCAGTACTGACAATCTTTTTGAAATGATGGACGACTGGCAGTATGGATTTTTCAGCAAACATTTTGGCGCAGCTATTCGAGAAGCAGCCGATAATGAAACAAGAAAAATTTTAGAATATGAAGAAAAAACAGCGCAGGTTTACAGGGAGTGGCTACCGGATAAAGCTGCAGAAAAGGCGGCCGATTATCAGGAAAAATATGACGAGCTAGGTACTTCTGTAGATAAGCACGTTTTAGTAAAAATGCTTATGAATTTAGGCAACGAGAGCAGTGCTAGAGTATTGTGCAGCACTAGACCGGTAGGCTTTGAAAGTTCTGCCTTGTGGGTAGATGGCGATATCGTACAGACTAAAATCAATTTGCTTGACTTCTTAGGGCGTAATCTTACTGAAGCGGATATAAAATATGCACAGGCTAAGATAGACATTGCAGAGATGTACTGGTCTGAAATGGAAGCTCTTGAAACTCGTTGGACAGGGTTTAGTCCTAAGAAAGTAGAAGCGTCGCCTGTAGAGCTGACGTTATCAGATGGTAAGACTGTTGTTATGCGTGGCGGTTATTTCCCGCTGATGCGTGACGGTGATACTGGTTCTAAACACGCTGGGCAAGAAGTTATTTCTGATACTGATCCCAGACAAGGCCGCAATATTAGAACAATGAGCACCAGACGAGGCCATTTAAAAGAACGTGTTAAGGCTAAATATCCTGTTAATCTAAAACGTGGAGCAGAGTTTAATGTTGCTATGGATGCGATACATGATCTGTGCTTCCGTGAGGTTATGGGGGATTTCCGTAAAATTATGAACGATCAGGAAATGTATACTCTGATTAAAGAAAAATTAGGTTTGGCCGATTTCTCTGCCTTTAAAGAATATCTTGAACGTGCGGCAAATCCTCAAGGTACTAACAGCGGTTCTGTTGGTGAAAGCTGGATGGGCAGTGTTGCTAACTGGCTTAGGGCTCGTACTGTAAACGCTGCTATTATGCTTAACCTTAAAACTGCCGTTCAGAACTTGGGTAATCCTTTGCTGTATGGTAATGCTGTAGATGGTTTTGGATATAGTGATGTCGTTGCCGCTGTGAGCAATTACAGTATGAATATGCAGCTTGCAGAGGGCTATAAATCGGCTAAGGAATTTGTTTACAGCAAATCCCCTTGGATGAAAGAAAGGTCTGTGCTTCCGGATATTTCCCTGCGGGATATGAAAGAAATGGAAAGCTTGAATCCTATAGAAAAGAAAGCTGTTGAATTTGGCACAAGATTGCTGGTCACTACTGATAATATTTCTGCTATTCCGGTATGGATGCAGGCGTATGGCAAAAAAATAAGGGCTGGTGCAGGCGAAACAGAAGCTGTGGACTTTGCCAATACGGTTATTAGACGTACACTTGGCAGCAGCAGAGTTACGGAGGTTGCACCGCTTTTGCGTGGCGGACCTATGCTTAAACTGTTTACTACATTCCAAGGCTTCTTCAATACACAATATAATCAGTGGGCCAGAGAGTATAACATCTTCTTAAAAGAAAAAGATATAATGCGTCTTACTTCGTTTGTGGGAGCTAAGTTTGTAATGTTTGCTTTTATAAACTTGATGTTGTCGGCCGAAGATCCATTTGAAGAAGATAAGGATGAATATCAAAAGATATCAAAAGAACTGCTTACTTACCCTATGAGTTTAGCCGGACCGGTTGGGCAGGTTGGTAATGCTATTTGGAGCAGGGCTTTAGGCATGCAGACTTACGGGTATAGAATGACAGCAGTACAAGGCACGATAGAGCAGATGGAGCGTGCTGCCGGTAAGGTGCAAAAGGTTTACCAGGGCAAAGCAGATTATGACGAATTGGTTGAGCCTACTGCAACATTTGTTGGAACAGCATTAGGCGTACCTGCACAGTTAAACAAATTATTCTTTAACGGATATGATATCTTGTTCAATGGTATGGATCCGGAAGTTGGAGACATCTTTAGACGTCGACCGAAGAAAGAACGGTAAAATAAAAATACCCCCTCAAATTTGAGGGGGTTATATTTTCGCTTCTTTGTCATTAGAAGCTTCAAAATATTTAAAATCATCATCTAAAAAGGCTTTGTGTAATTTTCTATCCCAAGATTCAACTAATAGGTCAAATGGCGAACTACCCAAGTTTTTGGTTATTACTGGTGGTCTTGAGATAAACATAATTGAAAAATGAGTATTATTTATATCCAAAGAAAAAGTTTTAAGGAATTGGTTTGAGGTATTTTGACCTTTTCCATATATTTTGCTGATTTCTTTTTTTATTTTTTCAAATTTTTCTAATCCATCTTTTTCGTCTTTTACATCCAATCTGGCTGTTATCTTATACAATTTATTATCAAAAAAAGAGAGCTCTAATAAAGGCGCATCGTATATCAACGGTATATTATAATAAGAATTTGCATTTGTTTGAAACAAATAACTTTTATGTTTTGGAGATTTTATAAGACTGTTGGGATATTCATCATAATATATTAGGGTGGGTAAAGTTTTAATTTTTTCTAATGAATCACCAAAATTTAAGCTTTCAAACTTTGATGTGCTATATGGATCAACAACAAGGGTCGAGGAAGTGTGTATATTACTTTGATGTATAGTATTATTTTGTTTTTTTTCAGTGGTGCATCCAAAGATAAATATGGATAAAAATATTATAAATAAAGCAAGAACTCTTTGCATGATGTTCCTTCTTCCTCATAGTAGAAATCATTCATGATTTTTCCTCAATTCTTTATTTGTATATAATTTTTGTCGGTTCTTTAAATTTTCTAGTATTAGCCTTTACGAAATCCTGTCTGGCTGCTCTTGTTGCTACTTGTTCATCAGACATTTTTTCTTCGAGTTCAATTTCGATAATAATTTCTAATTCCTTATATTTTTTATAAACTGGGCAACTTTCATTCATACAAGGCTTGAGGTCTTTAATAATTTCCCTTCTACTGTTATCCTCCTTGTGTTCTACCTCGCAGGCATTAACCGTATTGATACCTACCAATAAAGCCATACTCATTAACAATACTTTTTTTAACATAATAAATCCTCCTTTGCTTTATGGGAAACAGAAAATTTTTGACTGTTTTTCACAATTATATCACATTTATAAACTATATGGTATAATATAAAAAGTATTTACTATCGTGGAAAGAAGAGCTGTGTATGATTGCAGAATTTAAAAATAAAATATTTTGTTTGCTGTCTAAAAATAAAATATCTATAATTAGTGCATTAGTTATATCGGCTGTTGTAGGTTTATATTATTGTCCTGTTGCTCATAAAATTCTAACAGAAAATACTAATTTCTTTTCATCATTAGGAGCTATAGCAACTGGTATTTCACTTATTTTTGTTGCTGTACAAGTATATTATATAAAGTTAGAAAATGAAACCAGAAATAAACAACTTGCACAGGAAAATGCTTTTGAAATGGCTAAGTTGTATGGTAATGAAATATTACCTTTATTAACGGCTTCAAGTGAGTACCTTGAATTTACTGGGACTATAAAATTAATGGATAAAATTAAGAAGTTTAATATAAAGGATTTTGATGTAGATGAGTTGAGAATGATATTCACTTCCCAAGAAATTGAAATGATAGCTGATAGTTTAAATAAAAAAATTGATTTAAGTAATTCTGTGGAATGTTTAGCGTTGGGGTACCGGCAATCAAAAATTAACTATTATTTACCGTTTCATGAATTGTGTAATCATACAAATAATATTATTCCAGCCCAGATATTAAATGATATATGTTCTTCTGATATTAGGACTGATGTAATACGTATGATCAATGAGTCTTTAAACAAATTAGAATATTTTTGTATGTATTTCAATAATAATTTAGCTGGGAGTGACTATGTTTATAATTCTTTGCACCAGACTTTTTTACAAAATGTAAAAAAATCTATATTTCTTTATCGTTTATAGAAATATAGATCCTGCTCAAAAATATTATACTGAAATAGCAAAATTATATAATACATGGTATCTTAAAGAATCTGCTTTTCGCCAAAAAAATAATTGCTAATAAAAATAAGAGAGCATATAATGCTCTCTCTTATTTATTGGCTTTGGTGCTTTGTTCTTTTTCCTTTGGGGTAGTGGTTTCTTTTTTTACTAATAACTCGGCATCGAATTTAAATGGATCTTTACCATTTCGTTCTAAGATTCCACAAGATTCGCTCCACATATATAACACCTCCGTGTATTCACTATATAATACAACTGGTAAATTCAATTATCTTTACTATTATAGTACTAGAATTATAATAGTTTGTCAATTTAGTTTAGTTATTTAACCTTACTTTAGATTAAGAAATAAATTTTAAAAAGTTTCCGACAAAATGCCATTTAACAAGAGTTAAAATAGTAATGTAAGGTTATTGGATATGAGAGCAGAGGCGATGTAAAAAAATTAAAAATGTATCCGACAAAACCCCTATAAAAATGAGTTAAAATAGTATCATAAAGTTAGTTAGAACTTAATAGAAAGCGCTTACTTCGGTAGGCGCTTTTTTATTTGGAAGGAGGGAAAACTTTGATAGGCAGCAGTGAAAATAGGATTACATACAATGGGAATGGAGTTGCTACAGAGTTTGGATATTCTTTTAAGATATTGGAAAAGACCGATATTAATGTAGTACTTGTTGATCCCGATTTTAAAGAAACTGTTTTAACCAAAGATTATTTCGTTGATATGGAGAAGTCAGTAGTGTTTTATCCTGGCTATTCTCCGGGAGCAGAACCACCAGAGGCAGAACGACCACCAATATTACCTGAAGGGTGGCAGCTTGTTTTATATCGTGAGGTTCCTATAACACAGGAATCTCAGTTGGATACTCATTGGCCATTTAATGTTATCGAAGCGGCATTGGATAAACTAACGATAATTTGCCAACAGCTGTGGGACGGTGTAACGAGAGCAATTCGTTTATCAGATTCAGCGCCTAAAGATATTTCTACAGTTCTGCCACAACCAATGCCAAATGAGAGTTTTTATTGGGATGAAACCGGTAAAAAACTTATTGCTGGGCCTAATCCTAAATTTGCTATGGAGCAGGCACAGGCGAGTGCAGAATCTGCAAAGAAGTCTGAAACGTCAGCAGCAGAAAGTGCAGAATCTGCAAAAAAAGATGCAGAGAAAGCAGAAGATGCTGCTGACCGTGCAGAAGATATTTTACTGCGTTTTGAGAGCGGAACTATAACAAAAGAGTTTACTGCGACAGATGACAGATGGACTGAAAACAACGGCATGTGGCGTTTTACAATGGCAATGGGTAACAGCAGGCTTATAGGCGTTTACAAGGAAGTCAAGAAGCCTCAGTATGAAATGGTACTGACCGGCGTTTATATGGACGCCGAAAATGTGATTATCGAAGTTCCTGAAAGGTTTGCAGGCATCGTTATACTAGCGTCGCTGACAAAAAAGACTGGTGATAAGGTCTATGTCAAAAACTTTACGGATGAAGATTTTGCAGAGGTTGGCAGTGATTTCGTACTAACCATATCTGCTGAGGAACACCAGGCAGGAAACAGTCCGGTCATTGTCAGCTTAACACAAATAATTGATGGCGTTAGTTATCCTTACTATGCTAATGCCGGAGTAGATAATAACGGTAACGTTGTTATAAATGTGAGCAAAGCGTTCACAGGGAAAATAATATTGGATGGAGGTTACTTAGAATGAGTGTAGAAAAAATTGTCACCGGAACTTTAGCAGAGAGAGACGCTAAGATTAATGCTAATTTTGAAGCGTTGGATACCGGCAAGCTCGGTAAGACCGAAACTGCCGCTGACAGTAGTAAATTAGGTGGCGTAGCAGCTGCGAGTTATGCAAAGACTGCTGATATGAATAGTGCTATTGAGGCTGCAAAGTCGGCAGTAAAAGATGAGCTGATTGACGGAGCGCCTGATACTTACGATACGTTAAAAGAAATTGCCGATTACATTGCAGAAGATAAAACGGGTGCGGCAGCTATGAATGAAGCTATAGCAGGTAAACTCGGTAAAACTGAAACTGCAGCTGCTGCCGCTAAACTAACAACTTCTGCCGGCAGTACAACACAGCCTGTATATTTTGATGGTGGTGTTCCTAAAGCTTGTACTTATAGCCTTAACAAAACAGTACCGGCTAATGCTGTATTTACGGATACTACTTATACAGCAGGCACAGGTATAAGTATATCTAGCAATGCCATTAATAACACAGGTGTAAGGTCTGTAACAGCTGGAAGCACTGCCAATCAGTTATCCGTAAATACAGGCGGTACAACTACCACTATTACGATAAATAATGTAGCTAATGCGACCAGTGCTACTAAAGCAACTCAAGATGCTAGTGGCAATGTCATCACATCTACTTATGCTACAAAAGATGAAGTTACAGAAGCTGTTACCGGTGCTGCGTCAGTAACCAAAACTGAATTTACAGCAAGTAGCGCCAACTGGGGAACATTATCAAACGGCTACTATCCATTTACCTTAGCAGCTTCAGGAAAACACTTCCTTGGTATGTATCGTACTAATGGCAGTACCTATGAGAGTGTTATGGTAGACGTAGTTGAAAGTGGCAGTAATATCATAATCCAAAGTACGGAGAAGTTTGCCGGCTTTGTTCTGACGATTTGAGGTGAGGAAAAATGAAGCTTACTGGGCTAATAACAGTTGAAAAAATAAGAGCAGCAATCAATGCTCTTTATGACGATTTGCCGCCAAATCCATATCCTGTAGGAGCGCTTTATTGGAGTTCGCAACCTACTGATCCAGGAACTCTGTTTGGTGGTACGTGGACACAGATAAAAGATAAATTTATTTTAGCTGCAGGAGATACTTATCAAGCAGGGAGTAACGGAGGTGAAGCAAATGTTACATTAGAGATTGATCAAATTCCAATGCACAAGCATTCTGCTAGTGCCACTTCATCTACCGTGAGTGGTTCTATAACTGTTGGGAGACTTCAAAATGTTAATAGTAGTGGAGCTTTTAGCCACACCAATACAAGTAATGCTTATTGTGGAAATACAGATTGGAGCGGTTCTATTACTACTTTTAATTTAAATTCTTCGTTTGCTTCAGATATTAGTATTGATAATACTGGTGGTAGTGCGGAGCATAATAATATGCCGCCATATGTAACATATTACTGTTGGGAAAGAATTGAGTAAGGAGAATAAAAATGCAAAATATAATTATTTTAGATACGAATAACGATAAAGTTATTGTACAAGCACAAGAAAAAGTGTATATGGATACAATAAATAATTTCTTTGTTGATTATGGCAAAGAAATAGAGTATAAGTCTATTGACTATAATTGTGGAACGGAGAGTTGCTGGCTTAATGGAGTAGCATTCCAACAATACCCAAATGAAATTTGTGAAGATATTTTAAAAAGTATTGATGAATTGATTGCTAAAAAAGCAGCACGTGAATATATAGCTCTTACGTTTGATGAACTTAAAGCTATCAAGCTGTCAGAGGTAGACGCTTGGACTGAAAGAAAAATCGCAGGCGGTTTTATATCTGAATGCACTGGTGAGATAGTAAGATATGATAGCGATAAGGACACGCAGATTACGATGCAGGGGATTGCGCTGAACGTAAGCACTGAACGCTTTAAAAATGAATATCCTGACGGCTGTCCGGTACGGGGGTATAAAGATGGTGAAACTGTTAAAACAATACAGTATCTTAACGCTTCGCAGGTATATACATGGTGTGCTGACTTATCGTCCCACGTGGGCGCTTGCAAACAGCAAGGTTGGAGCAAGCAGGCAGAGGTAGCCGCAGCATTAAGCAAAGAGGATTTGGACGCTATTATATTAAATTAGGCGGTGCGTTGATATGGCAGAAGGAGATACTAGAAGAATTTTTGAACGGTTAGATCAAATGGGTCAGGAGATAACTAGGCTCGTTGTCTTGGGTGAGGCGAAAAATAGACAATGTGATCAGCAAGAAAAAACAATTGCCGATCACGAGGAGCGTATAACAAACTTAGAATGTCAAAGCGGTTGCATCCGCGGAAACGTAAGTTTACTGGCTTGGTTGGCGACATTAGCGGTAGCTGTTTATGGTGTAGTTATAAAGTGAATAATCAAAGGGATAAGTGATATTTATGCTTGAGAAAATAAAAAACTTAATAGTGAGTGCCAGAAATAAAGTAGCCTCAATGTCGCCAAAAATAATGGCTGTCATTGTAGGCTATTTTATTGCAGTCGTTTTACTGGTACTAACCTATTACGCTGCGTGGATGTATATGTGGTTGTGGTTGGATAAGATTATTATGTCTGACCTGCTGGCGTTGATACGTGAGATCACAGGTCCGGCTATGGTTGCATTTGTGACCTTTATAGCTACAAGTTTAGTAGATAAAGACGGGGACGGTGTCCCTGACAAGTTTGAACAGGAGGCAGAAAACAATGGTGACGAAAAGAATCACTTTAGATGAGCTGCGGCAGTTAGCAGTAAGGGGTAAAGGTAATATTGATAAAATCTATCTACACTGGTCAGCTGGTAATTATCACCAGTTTTTCAGTGATTATCATTTAAACATTGATAGCGACGGCGCCATAATGGCGACAACCGATGATTTAACTGAATATAAGGCTCATACATGGCGGCGTAATACAGGGGCTGTAGGTATCGCTTTAGCGTGCTGCGTAGATGCTGTAGCCTATGCTGATGGGCATATCGACTTTGGTAACGTGCCACCGACAGAGTTGCAGATAGATAGTATGGCAAAAGTTGTAGCTGTACTGTGTGAGGAGCTTGGATTGGACATTAATGCCGATACCGTAATGACACATGCAGAAGCTGCAGACTTAGACGACTACGGCCCGGCAACTACTTTTGAACGCTGGGACTTGTGGAAATTACCAGATGTGCCAGGCGACGGAGAACTGAAACCCGGCGGTGATGTTATTCGTGGTAAGGCGATCTGGTGGCATCATAATTGGTAAAGATTGTATAAGGAGGTGACTAATATGGAAAAACAGCGTATTTTGATTTGGGCTGGTATTGCTCTTGCGATTTTGGTAGGGTGCATTACTTATTATAATCTATAAGATAAAACCCAGCCGCAGAATTAGCCTGTGCGTTGTTTTATCTCCAAAACACTAGGAAATATAAGTAGGAGTATAGAAAACGGCGCACAGGTTGATTATATTGAAAATAGAACTATCTTAATGATAATGAAATAGAATTTAAATTGAAAGAAGGGCAGAAAGTGAATGAAGAAAAACAAATCAGGTATAGCAAGTATCTTATTATTAGTTTTGCCCTTATTGCTGTGCTTATCATTTTCTTTAAATTGTTTTGCGGAGGAACTTCCGGAAACAATAACGATGTCCAGGGAACAGTTCAAGGAATTGCAGACGATAATAAACAGACAGGAAAATCTGTTGATAGGGCTATCGAACACGTTGGAACTGCAGCAGATGAACTCGAACGAGCTGAAGAAGCTAATCGAAGAGCAGCGTTTATCTTATCAGAAGATAAGGAGCGAGCTAACGAGTGCGCAGGAATCATTGTCGAACTCCAAAAAAATAATAGCAGAGCAAAACAAATCCTTAGAGATATTGAGCGAGCAAATAAAGAAAGAACAATCCAAAAGTGAATTGAAACAAAAACAGAAGGCCTTTTGGGGATTTATAGGAGGGGCATTAGTTGGAACAATAGCAGCGAGCAGGTGATTATATGGATACTTGCCGTTTGCAGGCAAGAGATTGGCTTTCGCAGTCCACACGAAAGGAATTTGAAGCAATTATTTCAGAAGCCAAACTAACGCCGCGGCAAATAGAAATTATAGAACTCAAGTTTATTCACGATCTTAAAAACTATCAAATAGCGATGAAAATAGATACGTCAGTGCAAACGGTCGAAAGAGATCTGCAGCAGGCGTATAATTCAGTTAAGAGAGCATTAAAGGCAGTCACATAATAGTTGTGGCTGCCTTATTTTTTATGCCCATATTAGGGAATTATGAGGGAATGTTTACGGATTATAAGAGCTGATTTAGGCGACAATATAAGTAAGAAACGGAGGCGATAGCAATGTATGTAAATCCTTATGCTCCTGTTAATCCAGCAATGATGGGAGTAACGCAGCAACGTTTAAATAATTATCAAGCTCAAATGCCGCAGATGCCGGCGTATCAACAACAGCAATTTGTTCCACAACCGCCTATGCCCCTGATGATGAAAGGGCGTACAGTTGCAAGCTTAGATGAGGTTAAGGCTGCCCAAATTGATTTAGATGGAAGCCTTACATATTTCCCTTGCCCAGCAGACAGCTGCATATATGCAAAGTATATTGATATGAATGGTATGCCGGTAATACAAAATTATAAATTGTCGCAGGAAAAAGAACCGGCTCCTAAAAGATATGCTGATGCTGAGACTGTAGAAGAACTGCAGCAAAAAGTTAATTCTTTGGAACGATATATGAAGGGGGAAACAATAAATGCAAATGAACCTATTCACAATGATACAAATCTTCAATCAGCTTCGCAGCAATCCAAACCCGATGGAAGCGATGCAGAAAATGTTGGGGAGCAACCCCCTGTTTGGGCGCGCAATGGAAATGGCGCGAGGTAAGTCTCCTGAACAGTTAAAAGAAACTGTGATGAATATTGCAAAACAACGTGGTATTGATCCGCAACAGGCTCAACAGCTTTTGTCGCAATTCGGTATTAAAATCTAATCGGTGGCCACCAAAGGATTTTAAACAATAAATCTAAAGGAGATGTTCTATATGACTATGGAAGGTTCGGGCGTAATGCCTGTATACGATTTGAATAACCGTACCACAGCAGCAGACGGCGCAGGTTTTGGCGGCGGCTGGATGTGGGTAGTAATGTTATTCTTCCTGCTTGCCTGGGGCGGCGGTGGATTCGGTGGTTTTGGCGGTGGCGCTAATGGCGCAGTAAACACCTTGACGAATGAATTTTTGTACACCAACTTGAATAACACGATGAATCAAGGATTTACCCAATTAGCAAATCAGGGATTCGGTATCCAAAGGGATATTTGCCAATCCACTGGCGCTTTGCAAATGGGCATGTGTCAAGGGTTCAACCAGACTAACAATGCAATTGCAGAAAGTCGCTTTGCTGCACAGCAATGCTGCTGCGAAACTAATCGTAACATTGATGCTGTTCGTGCAGAAAACTACAAGAACACTTGTGAAATCACTACTGCGATTCATGCAGAAGCAGAAGCAACTCGTGCTTTGATGACAGCAAATGTAATGCAGGAACTTCGTGACCAATTGCAAGCTGCTCAGCTACAACTTGGTACCTTATCTCAGACTTCTACCATCATTAATGCGGTACGTCCATTCCCTCAGCCCGCTTACATCACTTGCAGCCCGTATCAGTCTGCAGCCGGTGTTTATGGCTGTGGCGGTTGTGGCACCGTCTAATTCCGCTTAAAGCGTGACTAAGAAACAGGGGAGCTGTCACGCTTCCCTGTTTTAATTTAAGGAGATGAATTATAAATGGCAACTTGTAATTGCAGAACTATATTGACTACGGCCGTAGCAGTAAGCGGTGATAATCTGGTACTTACTATTCCAGAAGGAACTTACGTTAACTGCGAGAATTATGTTATCCGGATAGCACAGGATATTCCAGCTACAGCAACTAATTTAATGCCGGTAGTGTTAGTGATTGGCTCAGGTTCTACGCAGCATCCTATATTACGCAGATGTGGACACCATTTGTACGCAAACCAAATCAGGACCCGCAGGAATTATGTGCTTAAAGTAGCAGCAGATACTGGATCATTTATTCTTGTCGGCGGCTACATTTGCACTTGTAACTGCGGTACAGTGGCAAGCCTGCCTGTACCTGCTACGCCTACTGCTGCAGCAGAAAGCAAGAAGGCGGTGAGCAAGGATGCATAAGTACGAAGATTATATTGACATCGTAGACGGCGATGAAATAAAGGAAGATGAAATTGATTGTATCATCTGTGGCGCTTTGGAAAAACTTAAAGCACACGATGAGGATGATTATGAGGCTGTAATGATGAAAATCCATTGCGTAGCTCATGGGCCTCACTTCGATGAACATCTTGCTAAAAAGGCCGTATCAGAGATGAAAAATGTTGACGGTACTATCGGTGAACATTGGACATTAGAAGAAACGACCCGTGTAATGGATCAGAACGGTGTACATGCCAATAAGTACGACTGGTATTATTTAATGAATATGCTGCATAGCGATTATTCTCACCTATGGGGAGAAGATGTTGCTCAGTATGTTAAATTTGCCAAAGCGTATATAAATGATCCTGATGCCGGAGCAGGTAAAGTTTTTTATCTGTGGAGAGCTGGGAAACATCATCATTAATATGTCAAAAGTGGTCGCAGTTTTGGTCGCACTTTAGTACTTTTTACTACCATTTTGCGACCTCTTACGACGTGTTGGAAAATAATTCTAAAATAAAACAAAAACCGTCAAAGCCCTTGAAAACTAGGCTTTGACGGTACTTTTTTATTGGTACGCCCGAGTGGAATCGAACCACCGCA